AGTCTCCCCGGAATGCGATGAGGACCGGCCGGACCGGCAACCGGGGCAGAAGGTAGCGATAACGGGCAGGAAGGGCTCGCTGCAGTGTGTCATGCGGCGCCTCGCCTTAGAACATAATGTGCATTATGCGCAATTCGCTATTGGGCGCAGATCCTCAGGGATTGGCTGGCACACAAGCTGCATCGGCCTCGCCCCGCCGCAGACTGCATCGAGGCCCGCGCATGGATCTGACCGCTTCCGACCACCGGCCGCCCTGCTGGCCAGCCGGCACGCCGTGTCCGAACGCCTGCGCCGCCCAGATGCGCGACCAGGTGACCCGGAACCATGTGCGCCTGCATGGGCCGTGGGCCGGGTGGCGGCTGGCGGGCCGCGAGCTGGTCAGCCCGGACGGCGTGCGCATGTCTGCCGAACGCGTGCGCGGGCTGGCGTGGCGTGCCGAGCAGGAAGAACGGTTGGCGACGATCCGGGCTCGAAATGCTGCGCATAGGCATCGGGGTACCGTGACCGTTGTGCGGATACCGGTGCGGGATTGGCATATCGAGCGTTTCGGTTCGGTTGCTGGTTGAGAGCTGGGCGCGTCCCTGCGGGACCGGGCCTGAAGTTCCGGGGAACCTGAGCTTCCCTGCGGGTGATCTCATCCCAGACGGGTTCTAGTCCCTCGCGCAACAGCGGGAAAAGCGGTTTTCGTGGGTGGGTGGTGAGCACGCCCGGATCTACATCGACACCTGAACCCGGAACCGGATCACAACCGTGGCACCGCAGGTGCGTTGCGAGGATCGCCCAGGAGCGGCCCCAAACTCATCATTGCCCGTGCGTAGGGGGCATTGCCCCCTACACCCCCAGCCACGCAGCAAGAACCGCCAACACCGCAAGATGCCCCACGTAGTACGCGAGGAACAACCAGCGAACGCGCGGAATCGGCACATCCACGCGGCCCAAGGCCCACAGGATCGGCAGCGCGAGCAATGCCCAGGCATTGCCGTTGTAGACGCAGATCCCGACCAGCGCCGCGGCGACGCCCAGGGCGGCCCACCGTTCGCCGCGGAACCAGCACCAGGCACAAACCACCAGGGCGACACCGGCAGCGCCGTAATCAACCAGCGGCGAAACTGCCAGACCGATCACGCACGCGAGGATCCACCGTTCGCGGATCCACAGCAGCATTACCACCAGGGCGAGCGCGAAAGTCGCCAGGACGTTTAGCGGCATGGCGTAGCCGAACGCCAGGTAATAAGGCACCTGCGCCACCAGGGCGACAACCACCAGGCGCTGCAGGGCCGGTCGAATCGCCTGCAGTCGGACCAGATTGCAGGCCAGCACCAGGGCGAACAGAGGAAAGACCAGGCGGCCAGCGTCGGCCAGGCCGAGATAGGCGCCCTCCAGGAGCGCCCGGTTCACGTGGTCGCCGGTCATCAGCACCAGGGCGACCCACTTCACCAGCTCGCGACCGCCGGAGGTCACAGCTTCACCCCGGACCCAACGACTGTCGCGACATCACCCCGCACGATCGCACCAGGGGCCGCCTGCGCGCTTTCACCCCGATCCCCTGCCCCGTCCCTGCCCGGCTCCTGGCGCGGCTCCTGACGGCGTTCCTGCAGCGAAACAGGCGCGGGGGGCTTGTGCGGGTTGTAGGGTTCGCCCCACCTCGCAATCTGCCGGCACACGTCGTCCCGCACTGGCGCAAGCGGGGGCGTGTTCTGCTCGGTCACGCACCTGCAGGTGCTTTCGGTCGACATGCAGTACAAGTGCGGATCAGACACCACCGGGCGACCAATCCACGCCGGCGCCGTCCAAGGCACATCGGCCACTTGCGGCACCAGGTTGCCCACGTAGTCCTCCGCCGTGGCCACCGAGTTCACGGGCGCACCAGGGCGTGCGGAAGAGGCCGCCATTGGCGCCGCCGCAGGCGGCGCCGGCTTGGCGGCCTCCTCCCGCTCCGCCAGGGAGCTGTCCTTGAACACGGAGTACCAGGCGACGGCCATCAGCACCACAGCAATCGGCCCGAATATCAGCGCCTTTTTCACCAGCGCCGGCATTTGGTACTTGATTGTGTGGGTCTGAGCCGACTCGTAACAATCGAAGTACTTCGGATTGAACTTATAAACCCGGTAATCGTAAGTGCGTTTGATAACGGCCAGTTTCTGCCGGACGTTATCCATCACCTGGTTATCCATGAACATGAAACTTTCCTGCTTGCCGTGGCGCCGAAGCAGGTGTTCATGCCGGCCCACCAGGCCGCGCAGGTAGCTGTCCAGGTAGTTGGGCTGCTGGGTGGCCAGCACAATGCGGATGCCGTCGTGGCGGATCTTGTTCATCCGGACGTATTCGGGCGGCTCACCGCCGCGCCGCTCGGGAAAGAACACCTGGGCTTCATCGACAAAGAGGACAGAACCGGGCGGCAACTCGCGCCAGCGCCGTGCGTCCTCGAACGGGGTAACACCCTTGATCTTCAATCCGTCGATGTTGCAGGCGAATACGTGTTCGCCGCGCTCCACCGCCTTGGAAATCTCTTCCGCGAAGCGAAGCGATTTGCCGCTGCCAGGCAGGCCGGTCACCAGGGTGATTGATGCGGTATCGCCCAGGCTCATACGCCGGTGTTCCTGCGCTGAATGAAGATCCGCTCAGCACCCCGAATGCCGTAGGCACTGAGGATGATGGAGACGCCGGTGTCAATGCCCAGGGCGTGCACCCAGTTGGCGATGCCTGCCGGCAGCTGCGACCACGCGTTTTGCGCGTACTCAATGATCGGGTCGTAGATGAAAGCCTGGGCGGCAAAGCCCAGGCCAACAGCAGAAAGCAGTCGGCCCAACCAGATCGCGCCCTTGAGCTTGATCAGGTTGTGCAGCGTGTCGGCAAAGTTCGCAAAGAAGTCGTCGGCAAAGCCGCGCGCCCACTCAAACATCAGATGTTCCTCCCAACGACGAACATCGCAATCACGGTGCAAACAGCAACAATCACCATCTTGACCGCCGCCACTGCGTCGTAAAAACCGTCGGGCACATTCCAACTCTGCCCTTCGATTTCAATATCAGGAAGCAGCGGCCCACCGCCCCCCACCTGGACAAGATCGGTTCGCAGTGTCAGGGGGCCATTGCCGCCAGGCGAGTTCCAGATGCCTTCGGCAACACCAGCATCAGCGCCGTTGTCAATGCCATCGGCGCGGGCCTTGTTGCCCTGGGCCATCGCCTCCAGGGCGCACCGCTGCTTCCACTGCTGCAGGACAGATGCATAGGCCTCAGCCTTGCAGCTGCTGCCAGCGCACACCGGCACATCACCTTCGGAACAGCCGACGCCTGCCGTGACCTCGTTGCCCTTGGTGTTGCACTCGATCTTCCAGGTATAGCGGAGCTGCAGGCACTTGAGGGTGTCGCCAACGCAGATGGGCGGCGTCTGGCAATTGCCGCTGTCGGTGGCCGAATCCTTGCCGCCTTCCTCGTTCTGGCCGTTGCCAGAAGTGTTGCCGGAGCCGTCCGGCTTATTGTCGCCGGTCGAGTTCTTGGCGGTCCCCTGGGGGACGGTGGTGAAGTTGGTGACGTTGAAGGTCTTGCAGGCGGTCCCGGTGCACTCGGTCACCTGATGGCCTTCCTTGCGTTGCCATTCCTTGTCTGGAATAGCCGCATCCGGCGGCTTCACCGGGTCGCCGGTCTTGCCCTTTACCTGGGCTTGCTCGCCGTCCACCTGGGCACCCTCCTGGCCGGGTGTCCAGCAAAAGGTTTTGCCGGTCGAGGCGGTGGCGCAGTAGTCGCCGTTCGGCTTCATACACGCGGTTTGACCGTTGCCCAGGGCGTTGCACTCGGGCGACTTGGGGCCGGTTTCCTTCTGGACCTCCGCACGCGCGTCAATCGGCGCATTGCTGTCGTTGGTCTTGGTGCAGGTCTCGCCGGTGTAGTACCGGTTCACCATGCCGTAGACGGTGATGCCACCGGTGCTGGCCGAAACAGGGGTGCCGGAAACCTTACACCCGCCATAACAATCGCTCGGCGGCTGAGCCTGCGCTGGCTGCATGTCGCCCGGCGGAAAATCGACGTTATAGCTCTGACACGTGCGAGTCGAAACAAAGTACGTGGTGCTCGAACTCACATAGGAGCTGCAGTTGTAAAAGCTCCCGGTCTTGATGGGCAGGCGGCAGCTATACGCAGTGTAGCTAGGGGGTGCATATTCCACGCCCATCACGCAGCTCGGCTGCCCCGTCACCTGCTGAGCCTCACTGGGATAGTTCGCGGCCTGCCAGGCAAGGGCAATACCTCCAATCCGCATACACTCGGCGTATGCCTCGCCCTGATAGCACTGCGCCCCCGCTCCACAGCTAATCGACACCTGAGCCCCAGCCAGCGCAGCAAAGGGGCTTGCTCCGAGCAGCACCAACGCAAGCGCGAGCAGATACCGCATCACCGCCACCCGCTCGCGCAAACGTGCGACATATGCATCAGAAACACCAGGACAATCAGACCTTCCATCGCGCACCTCCCCTAAGAGAAGGGGGAGGGTCTCCCCTCCCCCACCTTCGCCGCCTGGTTGATCACTTGCCGCCGATCAGGCCCAGGGCGCGGAGCGTCCAGCGGCCCAGCGCGAACGCCGCCAGGATGGTCACGCCGATGGCGGTGTAGGTGACCACCTTGTCCACAATCGCGGTGCCGTCGAAATCGCCGCCGCCGCCGCTCGCCATCGCGAAGGCCGGGGACAGCATGACGGCGGTGCCAACCAGGTTGGCGCGGGTGCGGGCGTTCTGGTAGCCCG